CTTTTGGATGTACTGACCCATGCCTTCCACTCTCTGGTCGTAGGCTTCGGCCAGCTGCTTTTCCCGGATTAGCTCCGTTCTCTTTTTCTTAAGGACCCGGATTTGGTCCGCGATCTCCCGGTATGCCCGGTCGAACTCCTCATCAGCACTCTCCGTTTTGGCGCTGTCCTCGATTAGGGCCAGCATCTGTTTCTGCAGCGCATCGATCTTCTCATCATATTCGGTTGGTTCCACATTATCCGAGTAGCTGCCCAGGATCCGGATGACATTATCCCGGAAGGCATCGATGAACTCCCCTTCATCCTTTACCACGGAGTTGACGGCCTCCATAATCGCTTCATGGAGCGCTTTTTCCTCCAGGCTGGGGGAATGTTTGCACTTCTTGGTTCCGCTCTTCAAGCGGCTGTAACAGCGCCACACCGGCTTCTTGGTTCCGCCGTTCACCCATACCTGCCTGCGGTAAGGCTGTCCGCATTCCTTGCAGTACATGATATCGGCCAGCACATACTTGGAACTGTATTTTCCCCGGATGGTGGTTCCCTTCTTGTTTGCCGGACGGTAAACATTCGCCCGGCGGGCCCGTTCCTCCTGTACCTGGTAAAACAGTTCCCGAGGGATAATCGCTTCATGGTTGCCTTCGATGTAAAACTGCGGTACGATTCCTTTATTGACCGCCCTCTTCTTCTCCAGGAAATCCACGGTATAGGTTTTTTGCAGCAGCGCATCTCCCATATATTTTTCATTCATTAGCATCTTGGAAATCACCGTGGCATGCCATACGGTGTTTCCTGTCACAGTCCGAATTCCTTCTTTTGTAAATGTTTCTGCAATTTTGTTAATGCTGTTTCCTTCCAGGTATAATCGGAATATCCTGCGGACCAGCTTTGCCTCATCTGGCACAATGACCAGGTTTCCTTCTTCATCCTTGGTGTATCCCAGAAATTTATTGTGATTTACATACACCACTCCGTTTTCAAACTGCCGCACATACCCCCAGTGTACATTTTCACTCAAGTTCCGGCTTTCCTCCTGAGCCTGGCTGCTAAGGATGGTGATCAGCATTTCCCCGCCATCCCCCAGGGTATTGATATTCTCCTTCTCGAAATACACGGCAATATTCTTTGCTTTTAATTTTCGGATATGGGTAAGGGAGTCTACTGTGTTCCTGGCAAATCGGCTGATGGATTTTGTGATGACCATATCAATTTTCCCCGCCATGCAGTTATCAATCATTGCTTGAAAGTCATTCCGCTTACGGGTCATGGTGGCGCTCTTCCCGTCATCTGCATAGATTCCTGCAAACACCCATTCCGGGTTGTTGTTGATTTTTTCTGTATAATAATTCACCTGTGCCTCATAGCTGGTCTCCTGCTGTTCCTGCAAGGTACTGACCCGGCAGTAGGCGGCTACCCGCAGCCGCTTATATTGGGCCCTTGTATCCCGGCTGTATTCCGGATTTGCTGGAATTACAGAGATGTTTTTCTTTACAACGGTTGCTGTTCTGGTCCGTCTCATCCGGTTTCCTCCCTTCTGCTGCTTCCCTGATAGGAAGCTCGATTTTTACACCATTCATTAATTCAAATTCGAACCGTCTGTCCTTGTAAACGGTTATCCGATGTATCGTTGCCTTAAAAAGTTCACTATTAAATTCTTTTTGGAGTGGGTTTTCTTTCAGGGCTGTTTTCAGTTTTTCTGTCTGGTAGTTCTGGTCCTGGATTCTGGACACCCGGTACTGTAATCTGGCCCGTTCATAAATCAGCCGTACTATCTCCTCGGATGGATACTCTGGCTTTTCCTCCAATTCCTGCAGCCTTCTGGTCAGTTCTGCCGCCTCACGGCTATAGGGCAGGCCCTGCACGATGGTTTTCGGCTCTGTTTGGAACCTCCCATCCTTCCCCCCTCTCATCAGTTCTAAAAATGCTTGGATGATCTGGCTGTCTACCAGGAATATGTTCCGGCAGCACACCCTGTTTTCATTTATGTAGTGCTTACATTTCCAGACGATTTTTTCTCCCGGCTGTCCGCAGTGCTCCACGTACCGGCGGTAGGGCTGACCGCAGACTCCACAGACCAGGCTACCTGCGAATATAGAGCGATTCCCGAAGCTGTTAGGCTGCATGACACGCCCCAACTCTCTGCTCTTTTCTTTCCTGCGATCCTGTACCTGGGTGAACAGTTCCGGCTCTATGATTGTTGGGTAGAATTCGTCTCCCAGATACTTTCGATTCTCCAGGATTTTTCCAACTGTCCCATGGTTCCAGACCGGCTTATGGTTTGCATTGAGCGCTCCCTGATCAGTGAGTTTCCTTGCAAGCTGGTACAGGGAAGCTCCCTCTGAATACTCCTGAAAAATTCTTTTTATAATCTCTGCCTGCTCCGAATCAATTACTATTTTCCCTCCCGTCATCCGATACCCCAAAGGCATATGGCGTTGTCTCATACTCAGCTCACCTCCTGTCCATTTTCTTCCAGTTCCAGACCATTCTTCAGCCGGAATACCAGCCGGCGTCCGGGCAGCACTGTGATATGGTCCACCAGCAGTAGGAAGAGCTCCTCATCATACGCTTCCAGGATGGCAGGACGGTTGCGGAAGATGCTTATCAGATATTCGGTCTGGGATATCTCCCACTCAAAGGCTTTCTGCCCCTGCAGCTGCCGCAGCCTCCTCCGCTCTGCTTCCAGCTGTGCCTCAATCTGGTTCTGTCTCTCGATAAAAATGGCAGAACTTATGCTGCCTTCGGTTAATACCCGGCCCAGCCTGTAGCCCTGCCGTTTTAGTTCCTGGATATTCTGTTCTATCTCCTGCATTTCCCGGTCCTGCTCCGGGTTGCCCTGGATTGCCCTCAGCGCCGCTAGCATGGGGATCAGGATCTCCTCATAATTGCTGGCAAGCCGGTTCCAGAGCGTAAGAAATGCAGCCTGGATGACGTCCTCACGGACTGCCTTCTGGCTGCATTTCTTACTGTCTTTAATGTGCTGGTAGCAACACCACTGGCTTTTTTCATATGGCTTTCCGATGTAGATTTTCTGCCTGCGAAATTTTGTCCCACACTCCCCGCAGAGAATCCGACTGCTGAATGCATACCGGTTTTGATATACACTGGTATCCTCCACATACTGCCGTTCTCTCCGATACTCATAAATCTGGCGGACAACCGCAGCCTCCTCTCTGGTAATGATGGGCTCATGGTCATCTGCTATCAGATACTGGGGCAGTTCTCCCCGATTGTTTTTGCGAATGAATGGGACTCCATCGGTCGTATAGGTTTTCTGAAGCAGCAGATCCCCTTCATATGCACAGTTCTGAAGAATCCCCCTTACCACACTGTCCTGCCATTCCTTTGCTCCACGGATCGTGGGAATCCCTGCTGTTTCCAGTTCTGCTGCAATGGTGTAGGGCCCTTTCCCTCCCAGGTATTCATCAAAAATCCAGCGCACGATCTCTGCCTCTTCTTTTTTGATAACCAGCTCTCCATACTCATTATTCTCATAACCATACGGCGGGCTGCTTATAATGAATGTACCATTTCGGAACCTCCGTACTACCGACCACTTATTATTGGTGGAAATACTCTCGGATTCTCCCTGGGCGATAGAGCTCAAGATGGTTATCATCTGTTCGCTCTTTTCCATAAGAGTGTTGACCCTCTCCTTTTCAAAGTAAACGCCTATCCCAAGGGCTTTCAGTTCCCGGATAGCTTTGATGCTGTCCAATGTGTTTCTGGCAAACCGGGTCACGGACTTTGTCAGGATTAAATCAATTTTCCCTTGTCGGCAGTCCTCCATCATCAGCTGGAAGTCATCCCTCCGGTACAGCTTTGTGCCGGTCCGGCCTTCGTCTGCATAGATACCGGCCAGCACCCAGCCCTCCTTTTCCCCAATCAGCCGGGTGTAATAGTCTACCTGGGCTTCAAAGGAATTTTTCTGGTCTGCCGAGTTCGTACTGACGCGGCAGTAGGCGCAGACACGTTTGACTTCCACCGTATTGGCGGCGGAACCGCTGCTAACAGGCTCAATTTTTGTGATTTTCTTTACAACCTTCTTCGCCATAGGCTTCTCTCCTTTCTTTCATTACTCTCCTGTTAGCACCACACAATACCACAAGTTTTCAGATATATCCAGTGTTTTCACCCATATACTTTCGACAATTCCGGAGAAAATGTTTCCCGGTTCAAAGCATCGATTTTTTTATATTCCTCCTCCGAGATAAAGCCATTTTCCAGCATCAGATTCAGCAATCTCCGGGCTACACTATACCGGACCTCGTTTGTTTCTTTCTTCTGTCCCATGGGCCTGCCTCCTAACGAATGGTCAAATTCGGACTGTCATCCGGTACCGCTAATGCCGAGTCCTTTAACACAGAAGTGCAAAGCACTTCAATCTTCCCCTGTTCCGGCGAATAAGCCTCCACATCAAAGTTCTGTAAAAACTCTGCATAGGCAATGATATCCTTTGCATTGCGGCTCAGGCGGTCGGGACCGCTCACCACTAGAATATTCACACATCCCTGTGATACCGCATCGGTCAGTGCCTGGAGTCCGGGCCGGTTCATATCCCGGCAGGAACCGGTGTCCTGGGAATGACCGACCACCTCCCAGCCCATGCGGGAGGCATATTCGGTTAGCTTCTGGTCCTGCCGCTTCAAGCTCCCATACCTGTCTTCCGGCGCATCGATCCGGGTATATACCCATGCTTTTTTCTTTTCGTTCATAAGATCCTCTCCCTCCTGGACTACAACGTTCAATCGAACTTTAAATCTATATATACGGCTCGGCTCTTTCTGCCGTTTTGTTGTTTTCCGTCTAACTAAGGCCGATACTGATTCGCAGCGCATGATCTACCTGCTCCATATCCTCTTCCGTCAACCGGCCTATGTACTCCCGCAAACGGACACGGTCGATGGTCCGGATCTGCTCCAGCAGTACAACAGAATGTTCTTTCAGGCCACAGTGGTTGGGACTGATTGGGACATGAGTCGGTAGCGGATGCTTGTCCTGTCTGCTGGTTACGGCCGCTACGATCACGGTTGGACTAAACCGGTTCCCCATATCATTCTGGATCATCAGCACCGGCCTTACGCCGCCCTGCTCGCTGCCGGTTACCGGTGTCAGGTCTGCATAGTATAAATCGCCCCTTAAAATATTCACTTTGGCTCTCCCCTCTCTTGCCTGATTTTCTGGAAACAAAAAATCCCCTCACTCGTATTGAACAAGGGGATGAAACTCTATGTAGTTTTATCCAGTTCTCTTTTAAAGCCGGACTTTACTCAAAGGATAGTTTTCCTGCTCCTTTCGGTAATCCTCCCACATCTGTTTCCAGTCGATACTGTCATGTTTGCAAGGGTCGTGATGAGCCGATTCTGCTCTCCCAAATCGGATATACATTGCCACTGTCTTTTTGCTATCATTCCTCATGATTTGCTTCCTCCTCTGATGATTTATTCTTTCTATACCACAACATATCTGAATTATCCTAAAACAGCTATCACAATATCCAATAAAAATGGATGGTATTCTTAGCCAATCTGACAAAAGCTCACTGTTTCGATAAACTGTATCTGATGGCGGCGGTTAAAAAACAGCCGCCGCCA